CGGGCGTAGCATTCGTCCAGGGGTGAGCCCTGGTCTTTCACATGTCCGAAGAAAACCTCACTCCTGAGACAGGTGTGGAGACTTCCTCTACCGAAAATATGGTCACAGGCGATTTGCCTGACATGATTCCGCGTAGCGATGTAAAAAACATGCATTCAGCTCTAAAAAAAGAGCGGGGAAACCGCCAAGAGCTTGAGCGCAAGGTTAAAGAGATGGAGAAACAGCTTGATCGTTTTGCTGGCAAAGATCCTGATGAATGGGACAAAATTCAACTAGAAGCGGCAGAAACTGCACGCCAACGGGCAGAAATGTCTGAGCAGCGAGATTTGCTTGAGCAGAAATATGGCTCACAAGCCGCAGAAGCTGCCAAGGAAGCTGAGGCCGCTAAAGCTGCTTTGGCTGATTACAGGAAAAACTATGCACTAGAAAAAGTTTTCCATTCTGCTGGTGGTCGCACCGATGCAGCCGATGGCGTTTCTTTCTTTGACATGCTTGTTCAACAGATTGGCGGAAATTTCCGTCAAGAGCCTGATGGGTCATTGACTGTTGTAGATGCTGCTGGTGATCCCGTGCTTGATAAAGAATCTGGCAAACGCATTTCACCAGAATCTTTTGTAGAAAGCTATAAGCATCATCCTATTTATGGAACTTTCTTTAAAGGAGCAAAAGGCAATGGTGCTGGGATTGGCTATGGCGGCACTGACGCGAATGGAATGCCAAAAGAGGATTGGGCGTCCCTAAGTCGAGACGAAATGTTTGAAAGGGCATTTCCAAATTAAGCTGTATCAAACAATTTATACATTTAGAGGCCTTAAGGGCCTCTTTTTTGTATAGGAATACTAGCGATAGATGATACCCAGAAGGGTCGTTTCGTGATGAGGCGAACTGGACAGGGTGTCCTGATGCCATCAGCGGGATGCTGAAAGTGTCTCTCACCCCTAAATCCTTTTAACCTCATCTTTAGGTATTAATTATGGCACTTACTCTGCTTGAAGCACAAAAACATGCTGCAACTCCTGCTGAGTTGGCAGTTGTAACTGAATTGGCCGCTGGTCAGCTCCTCAGCGTGCTGCCTTTCCGGAATATCGAAGGCAACGGTCTGTTCTGGAAACGTGAGGAGACTCTCGGAGACGTTGGCTTCCGTAACTACAACGCTGCGCTGACTGAAGACTACAGCGAAGTGAGCCAACAGTCCGAAAGCCTGAAGCTCTTTGGTGGTGACATCAAAGTTGATCGGGCCATCGTTGCCATGGAGGGAGCATCTTCCAAGGCTTATCAAATTCAGTCCCGCGTTCGCTCCATGCGTCTGAAGTGGGAAGCACTGTTTATCAATGGTGATTCTGTCGCTAATCCTGGTGAATTTGATGGTCTGAAGGCTCGTATTGACAGCGGCTCTTCGCAGTACATCGCTGCTGGCGGCGCTCTGTCTGAGGCGAAGCTTGACGAACTGATTGACGCTGTTGACGCGCAAGGCGGCAACCGCTATCTGGTCATGAGCAAGGCTTCTCGCCGTGCTTTGACCCAGCTGGCTCGTACTGGCTCTGGCGCTGCTCAAATCGAGATTCAGCGTAACGAGTTTGGTTATCAGCAAATGATTTACGGTGGAATTCCTGTACTGGAAATCGATCGTGACAACCAGAACAATGACGTGATGGGAACCACCGATGTTTTCTGTGTCGCTTTCGGCAATGACCTGCTGACTGGCCTTCAGAATGGTGGCGTTCAAGTCCGTGAACTGGGTGAATCTCACGTTCAACCTCAACTGATTACCCGAGTTGAATGGTATTGCGGTCTTGGCCTGATCAATGGCCGTGCTGCTGCACGTCTTGGCGGCATTGTTTGATTTGTTTGCCGCATATTCAAGGGGCTCTTCGGAGCCCTTTTTTTATCATCGGTATTCTAATTTGTAAAGCAGTACGCCTCACTTCTCTACGAGAGGGTTCTGCACTTATCTTTCTTCTTTATCATGGCACAACGCTCTACTGGCCTATTTCCAAGGGAAGGTTTTAACCTTGACGACGAACTGGCTATCACTAGCTCCCCTGTGGCAGCTGCTGTCACCCTGACCAATGCAAAGACCATCCGCGTGATCGCCCTGGGCCTGACCTCTAGCGCTTCTGACGGCGTCATCACCGTTACCCTGGGCGGCGAAGATGTGGTTCTTGCTGAGGCTGATGCTGATCCTAACGGCGCACTGATTGGTCACGTTCGTGGCGCTCTTTGCACCGCTAACAACAACGTTAGCTACGCTCTTACTGGCACTGCTCCTGCTGTTGGTGCTGTTCACTATGAGCTGGTTGACGGCCCTCGTCGTTGATTTTTACGCAAAATTTACGGGGCTCCTCTGGAGCCCCTTTTTTTATGCGATGGAATACTATCAACAGTTGATTAACGACTATGTCCAACTACGTGACTTACATGGTCAAGGGTGACGAGCGTCGTCGCGTGTATTGGTCTATTGATCGCCGTGAGCTTGAGCAAGATGGCTGGAAGATTGAAAGCGAAGAAGCACCAGTTCAAGCAAAGCCTCTTCCTGAAGTTGAAGTGAGCGAAGACCCTTTTGAAGTTGTTTACGAAGAACAAGAATATGATTTAGATGAAATGACTAAAGCTCAGCTTCTAGCATGGGCTGGTGAGCTTGGTTACGACATTCCTGGTAACGAATTGAAATCAGAAGTGCTTGCAAAGTGCAAAGAAATTGAAGGTACTTTGTGATGTCAGATTTTGATATTACATATAGCGAAGGCCCTCGTTACATCGATGGAATTAATATCGATGCAGACGTCGACGCTAGCATTCCTAGTAAAATAGTTGAAAAACAAATCAAAGATCCTGTTACTGGATTGAAGGGATATGGCTATGAGCCCAATCAGAAAAACCTGGATGGAACTGACCTATAAAAATCCAAGTTATTGGTTTCTCACCATACTCTGTGGGTAATCTAAATCATGCTAGCCCTTCGCCTAAATGCCTGAATCAATGGTTGGGATTTTGGTTGCAGCTCTTTTGGGCTGGGGTGGTTTTACTTGGCGTAGAGCAGAAGACGCTGTTAGACAATCAAACAAAATTAGCACCCAAGTTGACAAACTCGAATTAAAAATAGCAGAGACATATTTGACAAAACAAGATTTTCAGATATACATGGATCGTTTGTTTGATACTTTGGGTGAGATGAAGTCAGGTGTTCGATATTTAACTCAAAAAGTTGATTATCATATTGAACAGCAAGGCAGTGAAAGTGACAGGCTAAGAGAAGAAAATGAACGTTTACGGCGTGACACACAACGCAGGAGGATTGACGACTAATGGCTGCACAATCTCGCTCGGCACGGTATTACGCAAGCAACCCAAAGGCTCGTGCCAAAAAGAGAGCATATGACACTGCGTATCATTCAACGGCTGAAAGAAAAGCCTATCGAGCCAAATTGGCGAAGGCTCGCCGTAAGCGCAAGATGATGGGTAAAGGCGGTCCTGATTTAAGTCACACCCGTTCCGGAAAGCTAGTACGGGAGTCCGCTTCCAAGAATCGTGCTCGTCAGGGTGCTAACGGCAAAACTACTAAAAAGTAAAATGAGCCTCTACAAAAACATTCACGCCAAACGGAAGCGCATTAAAGCTGGAAGCGGCGAAAAAATGCGTAAGCCAGGAGCAAAAGGCGCACCTAAAGCATCAGCATTCAGGAAAGCCGCTAAGACCGCCAAGAAGCGGAAAAAGTAATGGCTACCAAGAAGAAAGGTGCCATGAAAGGTTGCGGCATTAAAAACGGTTGCAAATCTAGGAAGGGCGGACTTACTGCCAAAGGTCGCAAGCGTATCAATGCTAAAACTGGTTCCAACCTTAAAGCACCTGTAACTGGCAAGGTCAAGCCTGGTAGCAAGGATGCTAAGCGCCGCAAAAGCTTTTGTGCTCGCTCTCGTGGATGGACTGGAGAACGCGGTAAAGCTGCACGTCGTCGCTGGAAGTGTTAAATGGGAGCCAACAAGCAAACATGGACACTCGGTTTGCTTGCCATACTGATGGTTTCCCACTTGACTTTTCTTGGCTTTAGATCTGAAGATCCAACTGAATTTCAACGTGCAGCGGAATCGTACATAACGATTATCCTTGCGCTCATGACTCCTCTTCCCAGTAAATAAGGTATACTATGGCGTTACCATTCACAACGGCGAAAGCCACTAAAAACATGCCTGGACATTATGGACACGGCGGCAAAAAAGCTGCAGGTAAAAAGAAAAAGTCTGCCGCCATGAAGAAAAAAACTAAAAAGTAATCTATCAATCGTCTGAATTAGAAACGCCTTTTGGGTCATCGGAGAACTTGTAACTGTATCCGAAAGAACCGCCCAAGGGCGTTTCGCCTTTATCCTCTTCCCACTTCAGTGGTGAAATAACTTCAGGCTCTGGAGTTAATGCTTCTGCCTGCCTGTCCACAGATCGCATTGTTACATTTGTCTTCACGTCAAGCCAGTGACTAAGCCAATTATCATGGATCATCTTTAGCCACTTGTTGTTGCGGTAAAGATTGTGATTCCACAAGCGCCGAATAGTGTCAACTACCAGCGCTTGCAGTCTTTCATTTATTGTGTATTCATGGCGTGCCATCACGCATCAGTTTTATGAGGGAAAATCTCACGAGCAGACTTAAGGATTTGATCTAGCAGACCATTACCCTTAAGAGGGGTAAATGGAAGGACCTCGGAAGCAATAAAAAGCACCAGGCCAATCAGAGAAGCAGTTTCCATGATAAATGCATGAATGTTCAACCTATTGTGCCTATCGGCAGCCTAAGCCTAGAAAATCTGCATTGTCTGTTCAATGGCATTTGACTTTCCCGCAAATCCAAGTAACGGGCAGACTTACGAAGGCTATACGTGGAATGGCTCGAATTGGGTACTCAGTCCTGCTGATCCGTTAGATTTTTCCAATAGGTCAATTGTCACTGATTGGGATGGTGATGAATTGTTTTTGTTAAATGTTACTCAAGATGCAGGAGTAACGTATAATCCTAGAGCTATTTTAGCAAGTAATGTATTTGCTCCATCGAACAGCGATTTTTATGTTCAGCAAAATCTAGAGTGGGTAGATTTAGGCACTGCTCTCACGCAAGTCGGGTTTCTTGCAGACATTATTGATGGCGGTGACTTTCAGTTGACAGTTGCTCTTGGTTCTGATAATGATGTTTTTGATGGCGGTGATTTCGGAACAACAACCGCTACTGGATCAACTACTGAGGCGCTCGATGGCGGAGTCTTTGCTGGTGTGGCAAGCAATTTATTGCTTGACGGTGGAACGGCTACGGTATGACTAGGTAAACTAATGAAGATAATTGACCTGAAATGGCTGCTCCGTCTAATAGGAATTCGATCAGAGTAGCAAGAGGTCCTTACGCTGATCTGAATGCGG